CGTTCGCTCCCAGAAGTTGAGCGGAAGAGACTTCTTGACGGGGATTGGGATGTGGCAGAGGGAGCAGCCTTCCCAGAGTTTTCACGAGAGCGTCATGTGGTCGAACATTTTGAGCTTCCCACCAACTGGCCCCGCATACGTGCCGCCGACTATGGTTACGCGAGTCCGTCGTGCGTTCTTTGGGGGGCTATTGACTGGGATAACAATATCTGGGTTTATCGTGAGCTTTATGCAAAACACTTGACAGCGGAAGACTTAGCCGCTAAAATACTAGAAGCGGAACAACTTGACCCGCTACCTCATTATACTGTATTGGATTCTTCCTGCTGGAACAAGACGGGCATGGGTCCGTCCATAGCAGAAACCATGATGCGATCCGGCGTTAGGTGGGTGCCATCTGATCGTAATCGTATTCAGGGTAAGATGGAAGTACACCGTCGTCTAGGGGATGATCCTTACACAAATGAACCACGTCTTCGTATATTTTCTTCCTGCCAGCATATTATTAAGCAACTTGCAGGAATACCTCTCTCCAAAACCAACAGCGAGGATGTGGACACAAAAGCGGAAGACCACGCTTACGACGCATTGCGATATATGGTGATGACACGTATGAGTGGATATGCTGCAATACATCAGCAGCTAGGTGCAATCAAGAATCACGTATATAAAGTACAAGATGAAGTATTCGGATACTAATCAATGGCAGATGATTTAAATGATGTAATAGAACGTGCTGCCATAGATCTACAAAACATGATCGATACGGGTTCTATTCCTGAAGATGATGAAGGTCTATACGAAGCGTTTGGTGGTAAGAAGGGTGCAGGTAAAGTATCTGTTCCTAAAAAATTAACCGACAAGCAGATAGTAGCATACTTTGATTTTGTTGGAACACCACTAACTAGCAAATCAGAAATAGCTTCCGTCGTAGGTGCTGTTCGTAAAAATATGACAGCAGACATACCAACAACTGAATCGAAAAAAATGAGCATAGCTGACAAAATAAAAAATAAAAACTTAACCGTCAGAGAGGCGATTGAAAATGCTGGCGTTACTTTAGCGACAGATAAAGGTGCACCAACTGTTTTAGTTAAAAATATTGAGGCAGCAGGACTATCTTTAGATTCTCCGTGGGATGATATAAAGAGTAATGAATTTTTAATTAAGTTAAATGAGGTAGGCTCAGAAGCAAATTTTACAACACTTACAACTGTAGAAAATCGTCTTAAAGAGGTCGCAAACGTAGGAGATGTTCCGTACCCATACACTACGGTGTTTGGCGCGGGTAGTAAATCAAGAAAAATAAAAGTAGATGGAAAGCCTTTAGAAAAGGCAGCACAGGCTCGTAGAAAAGGTAAACCAATTGGTGTGCCGGAAGCTAAACGTGCCATCCCTGCTTTTGTGCAGGGTATAAACGCGATACCAGATGATCAAGTTCGTGCTGCCGTAGCTTTTAATATGCTTGTGCCATTACGTCCCATTGAAGTATCAAATATCGGTATAGATGATATTGATTTTGAAACAGGTAAGTTTAAAGAAGCGTGGCGTCGTGGTAATAAAATTCGCAATGATATTGAACTGCCTGAAGTAGCCTTAGAATTACTACGTGATGCTAGAGATGCTGCGATTGCTAAAAATCAAGATAAAATATTCGATGTAGATACAGTTAAACTTACTAAAGCAACAAAAATACCCGGTGGTATTGCGGACCAATTTAAAAAATTTGAAAGTATAATGGGGCGTCCTTTTAAAGGATCGTCTGACATTAGAAAAATTGTGCCATCCCTCATGGTAGGCGAACTTCAAGCGGGTATCGAAGTTAGCACAATTATGGGGCATGCTTCTACTGATGAAATGATGGGTAGTATAAAGAAGATGACTGCCAGCAGTTATATTTCTCCTATCATTACGTCAGAAGGTAGTGCAGCCAAACAGGCTTTACGTGGCTACCATAATATGATTGCAGAAGTATTAGAACTTACTAGCTTAAATGAATTGCCTTCAACTATTGGCTTCTCTGCTAATGCTTTAACTACAAAAGACGCGCCAAAATTTGCTGTCGCACCTAAAAATTCAGACATTATACCTTCTCCAGATAAACAAACCATAGGAACAATAACAGATTCGGATTTAGGTTTATTTGAAGACATAAAAGCGGAACGAAGCGCACAGCTACAGTTATCTGCCACACGAGCTGAGAGAGAAAGACTAAAGCTTGAAGCTGATATGCCACAGTTAAGTGAAGAGGCAATTAGACAGAAAGAAGAAGCAAAGCTACTAGATAAAAAAATACGTGAAGAAGTAAAAACAGCTAAAGACGCAGACGCTGGAAATGAACTACGTAAAAAGATACGTAACAGATTTACAACTCTTGGTCTAGCAACTGCAGGAGTTTTAGGAGCAACTCCCGGCCCGTTAGGAGACTTAGTTGGTTTAAGTATTGAATCTGCACTTGGCGATAAAAGGGATGAACCAGACAGATTTGATGTAGCAGAAGAGAGAGGACGAAAGGGTTTTGCAGAGCTATTTGGTATAGAAAGAGAACCCGGGGAGAAGAGTTTGACAACATCCCCCGGTGCATTAGTAGGCACAGCAGCAGAGCTATTTGGAGTCGGACTACCACCAAAAGTTCCAACAGACATAGCCCGTATGAGAGCGACACAACCTGATGCTCCCGCTGCCGCTCCACCTGCAGTCCCATCACTCGCACCCCCACCAATGAACATAAACATCCCCGATCCTGTTCAAACTAATCAGGGTATGCTCTCTGCAGAGGGGGCAAAGGACAGAGTTAACCAAGCAAGAAGTGCCGCACTTGCTGGTGAAGAAACAACACTTCGCGGCTCGTTTTTAAACTAATCATAGGGGAGAGAAACCTATGGCGAATGCAACAACTGGTAATTACAACTACGGTGCTGCTTACATTATGAACTCTGACAAGGAGTCTGTTGATGATCAAGCAGGTGTAAACAAGCTTTACCGTGAAGGTCTGGAGTTTGAAACTCGTGTACAGACTGCACCTATCTATGAAGATATGCCTAAAAAGCAAACAAAGCCAACAGTTGAAGCTTCTTTCAACACAATGGCAGAAGACAGAAACTACTTTAGCTAGGAACTAGCATGTCTGAAAACTTTCTTGAGCCACCTGATGATACTCAGGTGCCACTGATCGAACCTGAAGAGAATATGCCGGGTCTTGCCGGACACATTCGTTCCAAGTTTGAAGATGCTGAAAATGGAAGATACACTTACGAACAACGTTGGCTGAAAGCTTTCAAAAACTTTCGTGGCATATATGATTCGTCCACACAGTATCGTGACAGTGAGCGGTCCAGAGTATTTATCAAAATAACCAAGACAAAAGTTCTTGCTGCATACGGACAAATAATTGACATCCTGTTTGCAAACAAGAAATTTCCATTGGTTGTTGAGCCTACTCCTGTACCAGAGGGTATAGCAGAGTTTGCTCATATGAGAACGCCAATGGATGACATAGTTGACCCATATGGCTTTGAGGGTGACGGGCGAACGTTAGAACCGGGATCTATACAGGCATCACCTCAAGGAAGAGATTTTTTGGGTGGGTTGCAAAATAGATATGATGGGATGCCTATAGTTGAGGGTCCAGCACTTTTGGGAGAAGCACAAATATCTCCTGCTCAAAAAGCTGCCCTTAATTTAGAAAAAACAATACACGATCAGCTTTTAGATACGAGTGCTGTGAATGTATTTCGTAGTGCGATATTTGAGTCTGCGTTACTTGGCACAGGTGTTGTAAAGGGACCATTTAACTTTTACAAAAGAATCCACCAATGGAAGCGTGATGAAAACGGACAAAGAATGTACCAACCCTACGAAAAGGTTGTGCCCCGTATTGAACACGTTTCTGCTTGGGACTTTCATCCAGATCCATCTGCCACAAGTATCGAGGATTGTGAGTATGTAATTCAACGGCATCGTTTGAACAAACAACAGCTCCGTGCTTTGATAAACCTTCCATATTTTTATGTAGACGCAATTGAAAATGCATTAGCAAAAGGATCAAATTACGAAGACAAGTATTATGAAGATACAATTCGTGAAGATGAAACGGAAGCATACTATCAGGAAAACAGATTTGAAGTTTTAGAATATTGGGGTGTTCTTGATAGATACTTTGCAGAAGAAGTAGGAATGGATCTGCCGGAAGAAATGTCCGGCTTGGATCAGATACAAGTAAACGTCTGGGTATGTGGTCCATTTGTTTTACGATGTGTTCTCAATCCGTTTACGCCAGCAAGAATACCATACCACGTATTTCCATATGAAATAAACCCGTATCAGATGTGGGGTGTCGGTATCGCAGAAAATATGGAAGATGCACAGATGTTGATGAACGGTCACGTTCGTATGGCAATCGATAATCTTTCTCTTGCAGGTAACTTGGTATTTGACGTGGACGAAGCAAGCTTAGTCCCCGGACAAAACATGGATATATTCCCCGGCAAGATCTTTCGTCGGCAATCGGGAGTGACAGGGACAGCCATAAACGGACTCAAGTTTCCTAACACAGCACCTGAAAACATACAGATGTATCAGATCAGTCGACAACTTGCGGACGAAGAGACAGGCTTGCCGTCAATCATGCACGGTCAGACAGGTGTAAGCGGCACAGGACGAACAGCTTCAGGCTTGTCCATGCTTCTTGGTGGAGCAAGCTTATCTTTAAAAACTGTAATCAAAAATATAGACGACGCATTATTAAAACCTTTGGGAGAAGCATACTTCCAATGGAACATGCAATTCAACGATGGTGCACCAGACATTGAGGGTGATTTAGAAATTAAACCACGTGGTGTTGCAGCCGTGATGCAGAAAGAAGTTCGCACACAACGACTTACAACTCTTCTGCAGACTGTTTCCAACCCCATGTTGGCTCCGTTTATCAAGATACCCAACCTGATGCGTGAGCTTGCAATAGCACAGGATATCGATCCTGACAGCTTAGTAAACGATGTGAGCGAAGCACAAATTTTTGCTGAGATGTTGAAAGGACTTGCAAATGCTCAACAAGCAGGAAGCCCGGAAAATCAGCCCCCTAGTGACCAACAAGGAAGCATGGAGCAGCTTGGAGACGCTCCTGCAGGAGCAGATCCAAATGACGCTTCGGGCGTTGGTGGGGGCCAGATCGGAACTGGAAGTGTTCCGGCTGCAGGGGAAGATAACTTCACTGGAGACACTTAGGGGCTTAAAAGAAGATTATGATGCTGCCATAGAAGCTAGGGACATAACTGATTAATGGATCAATTTAACAGGTACACGCAGAACTACATGTATGGAACGTTAGGACCATATTATGGTGCCTTAGCGTTAGGTCGAACGGTTGGTATACCTTCTCCTTTCGAAACTGTAAATCGAGGGTTTTTCCTGCACGATAGTTTCCGTAGAGGGCGTGAAATGTTGGAACAACCAACAGATCCATTAGGAGAGGGTAGAGCTACTCCCGGACAGTATTCTACTAGCACACGTACTCAAATAGATACAATAACAGGCCAACCCGTTGATACAACTTTTGTAGATGCTATGAAGGCTACACAGCCAGAAGAACCTCCAAAAGAATCAGGACAATTGAGAGGAATTTTTGATAAATTTGGTTTGGCAAAAGCATATGATTATCTAGAGGATCGTCTGACTTCGTATATGGATTTTCCAATGGAGATGAATCCTTTAACTGGTACGGTTCGTGCAACAGGACTTTCACCAATGTTGAAGGACATTCCGGGGGTAGGTTTTGTAACTCAATTTGCGGATGCTGCACGACGACAAAACCTAGAAAATTTACATAACATAGCGGTCCAATCTGGTCGTGGACGTGCAGGATATAGTACAGGATTATTGGAAAATCAACTTGTTGGTGTAAAACCCCAAAGAGATACCTTTCATGGGAAGGTGCTTGGTTTTCTTGATATTGATTTAGAGGGGTATCAACTTCAAGGAAATATAGGATCATATGAAAATGTTCCTCAATCAGTTTATGAAAGTGCATTAACAGAGGTATTATTAGAAAATCCCCCAATAGTGCACGGTCCTGCAAGGTCATTAGCTTTAGGCATAAAGCCGGGGCAGCTTGGGTATTATGGTGCTACAATGACGCAAACAAATTTAACTCCGTTATTGCAGGACAAGTTAGGCATTGATCGCAGTATGGTTCCCGGAGTCGCTAGTTACATTGATCGATCTGGAAATCGACGTGCAATAACTTCTGGAACTTATGTTAGTGATTTTGGTTTGACCGTACCAAACGTAGCGACCAATCTTGGATTTGCAAATACCGGATTTGAAGGCTTCAGTAATGTAGAGGGTGGCTTCACTGATTTTTCAGGGATTGATCCTACGGGAACAAGCCAAGCGTTTAGTAAATCTCCAGCAGCAGTGGTTGGTATGGAAGATGAATATGATGATGGTCGTGATGATCAAAGTCCCGGACGTGGAGCAACTGAATCCCAAAGAGAAGGATTTTCTAGAGAAGGTGGCCCCGGCGGTGCACCATTTAATAGGGGTGGTCGCGTGGGATACGCGATGGGCACACCAAAGGTAACACAGGGTTTCATCAACAAAGATCCTGACTCTGTAACCGATAAACAATCCATAGCCGACAATCGATATACAAAGGTTGAGTTAGCCACTATGGTTATGAATCAACCTTCAAATGACAAGTACGAAAAACACCTTGATAAATTAATTGCAGAGGCAAAAAGAAACGTAAAACTATCAGACAAAAAATATAAAATGGTTGATGTTGCTTTATCAGACGGAGAACGAACTATTCATCCAGAATACGTTGCCTACATAGAAAAGAAAATGGGCAAAGGGTACTTAGAAAAACTAAATGATGAAGGCAAGGCTGAAGTATCTCGTAGACAAGCAAAGTATGGATCAAAGGTTGGGGCTTCAAACGGGGGTTTCATAGAAAAACAAGGGATGGAAATCATAGATCAACCCTCTGGTGGCATAAATCAATTAAATGAAATTTATGATCAATATAAAAATAAATTTAAGTCGCCAGAAATAGCCCGTAAAAAAGCAAAAGAGCTATTTAAATCTTTACCTGCTGAAGATGCTTTAGCCCTAGTGATGATGGGAGAGGCTTCTATCTTAGGAAGTGAAGGTATGAGAGGTGTCGCTCACGTTATTATGAATAGAACCGACTCTGATTTTAAAGACTTTTCAAAATTAAATAGTGTTTTTGATGTTGTTACTCAACGAACACAGGGCGGCAAAGGCATCTATCAGTTTAACGCTTTAGAGCCAAGAACTCTTAGAGAAACGTTAAGACAGATCACACAAACAAGTTATGGTAAAAATAAATACCAAAAGTTACGTAACGATGCAGAAGAAATTCTAGCAGGTGTACAGGAGGATTTTACACAGGGAAGTTTGTTCTTTTGGAATCCTGAAGAATCAACAGACAAAACTTTTAAAGAAAAAGTAGAATCTGGTGAATGGGTTCCGACAACAGAAACAGTTACAAATTTTGGTGGAAAAAAGGTACAGCACCAATATTTAATCCCTGAAAGTATCCGTCAGCTACCCGTTAACTAACGGCCCTGACACAACCGACGCGGCTACCTACAGCCATGTAGCCCCGCAAACTGAGGTAAATAAAATGGCAAAAAAAGTACGCGGCATTCGTGCCAATAAACCAAATGACTCATTTGGTACCATCAATAGCGAAACACTTTATCGTAACGAATATAAAGCAGACGTTTACAAAGACGACGATGAAGAAACCAATATTGAAGAAACGCAAGAAGAAGATCAACCTGAAGAGAAAGCAGCAGAATCTTTTGTAGAAGCTTCGGAATCAACCGAAGAAAAGCATGACTACAAAAAGAGGTATGATGATCTCAAACGTCATTACGATGAAAAGGTGCGAGACTTCAAACAGCGTGAAAAAGAGATGGAAGAAGCTATGCAAACCGTAGCAACTAATCCAGACATCTCTTTACCAAAATCTCCAGAAGAGTTGGAAAAGTTCAAGCAAGAATACCCAGATGTATACGATGTTGTTGAGACTATCGCATCTATGAAAGCTCAAGAACGATCACAGGGTCTTCAAGAGGAACTGGAAACAATTAAAGAAAGAGAGCAGGAGTTAAAGGTTCAAAGTGCATACCGCGAACTGTTGAACAATCACCCAGACTTTAATGAAATAAAGACTGATGAGAAGTTCTTAACTTGGCTTGACGAACAACCGGAATCTATTTCCGATGGTATTTATAAAAACAATACCGACGCTCGTTGGGCTTCACGAGTTATCGATCTGTACAAAGCAGATGCGGGTATCTCAAAAAAGAAGAAAACCAAATCTACAGAAGCAGCAGCTACTGCTGTAAAATCACCAAAAGCAAAGGACATTACGTCCGAAGCATCTGGAGATAAAAAGATTTGGAAAGCTTCACAAATCGCCCGGATGAAACCGTGGGAGTTTGAAAAGGTGGAAGCCGAATTGGACGCAGCACGGGCAGAGGGGCGAATCGACTTAAACTCATAGACCTCAAAACAGGAAGGATCGAACAATGGCTTTCGGATCTGCTGCGGGTTATGGTAACCTGCCTTCCGGTAATTTTGCACCGGAAATCTTTAGCCAAAAAGTTCTCAAGTTCTTTCGTCGCGCTTCGGTTGTTGAAGACATCACGAATACTGACTACGCTGGCGAAATTGAAAACTTTGGCGATACGGTTCGCATCATAAAAGAGCCTACCGTAACAGTTGCCGCGTATACACGTGGCTCTGTAGTGAACCCACAAAACTTGGCTGACGATCAAATCACAATGACCGTTGACCAAGCCAATGCGTTCGCATTTAAAATCGACGACATTGAAGAGCGTCATTCGCACGTAAACTTTGAAGCACTTGCCACCTCTTCAGGTGCATTTGCCTTGAAGCGTAAGTACGATAAGACTGTTCTTCAGGCAATGTCTGACGGTGCTGGTATTGCAGCTTCTGCTGTAACTGGTACAACTTTGGTCACGACTGCTGCTGCTGGTACTATTGGTACTGCAAACGCACCAATCAACATTGAGACAGACGATGCTGGTATCAACCTGATGCTTGCAATGGCTCGTTTGCTTGATGATGAGTCTGTGCCAGAAGAAAACCGCTGGTTTGTTGCACCACCAATCTTCTACGAGAAGGTGTTCCAAGCTGGTAACAAGATCGCTGAAGTGCAGGTAACTGGTGATGCCACTTCCCCGCTTCGTAACGGTCTGGCAACTGTCGGCACTCTTGCTGGCTTCCGTTGTTACAAGTCAACTGCCTTGAACAGCACAGGCGGCACTGACCAAGTGACTTTGACTGACGCATCTGCAACTCTCGCAACTGACGGTTCTGAGAACGTTGTTCTTGCTGGTCACATGTCATCCACTTCTACTGCTTCGCACATTGCAAAGACAGAAGTGGTTCGTTCAACCGAATCGTTCTCCGACGTTATTCGTGGACTGCACGTTTTTGGACAGAAAGTATTACGTCCAGAAGCTATCGTTCGCGGCGTTGTAGACTTTGCGTAAGGGAGGCTAACTGATGGCTACTATTGATAGAACTCCTAATGGTGGAACTTCTGGACATCCCGGAAATGTTGCACGTCCTTACGTGATGACTTCTCAAGTCCATGACACTGCTGACGGTGGTACAGGTGGCGATGTCATTCAATTGATTGACGTTCCTGCAGATACCATGATTGTTGCTGGTGCTTTGGAAGTTTTGGAAGCACGTGGTAACGGACAGATCACTTTGGACGTTGGTTTCACTGGTGGTGATGTAGACTGTTTTGTTGACGGTTCTGCACTTGCTGCTGGTTTCACTCCGTTCTTAGAAGCTGCAGTAGGTGCGTCTGGCTCTAATGCCCGTATCCTGACTTCTGCAGACACTATTGACGCCCTCATCCTTGATGGCGGCTCTAGCGGTGAATCTGCTGCACGTTTCCGCATTCACGTAGTTCTTGCAGATATCTCACAGAACCCTGTGGAATCTGCTACAGTTTCTACTGGAACGTAATACTATTGGGGGCAGGGCAACTTGCCCCCTTTACAACCCGGCGAAAATATGATATAAGCAGTCTAGACAGCCGGGAGATATACCATGCTATTACAACTTTTATCTGAACAAGAAGTACAATACTGCATAGAAAACTGGGGTGCCAAAGAAGATGGGGCAAAGACACAACCCAGATCAGACAGTGAAGATTTAAAAAAGAATACAGAGTCGCCTGACATGACACCCGAAGTAAGGCAACTCGTGTCAACAAGAATATACAACAACCCTTACATAGACTCAGTAGTTTGTCCAAACAGAGTATCGGTAAACTTTTACAATGAGTATGAAGAGGGTGGCTTCTACAAAAAGCATATAGATACGTTTCGTGCAGCACCTAGAAGCAACAACGTCTACTTTGATTACGGGTTTTCATTAGGTCTTAGTGACGATTACGAGGGTGGGGAGTTTGTCTTAAATAACGATGTGGGTGAGATAAGCTACACAATCGGAAAAGGACAGTTACTAATATTCCCTATTATGTATCCTCATGGCGTAAAACCAATAACAAAAGGTTCGCGTAAAGCAATTATAGGTTGGATGTCCAGCAACGTTTCTTATGAACAAAGCTACATACTAAGAAACCTGTTTGAAATAAACGCAAGCTATTTAAAAGAAGAAAGCCCGATGGCTCTCAAGTCAACGTTGGTACAGAATTATTTATGTAAACACTGGGGTAAGTGATGACGAAAAAAGCACCACCAAAACCAAAAAAGAAATCAAAAAGCCCTACGCCAAAAAACAAGGCACTTTACGCACGAGTAAAGGCAGAGGCTAAACGCAAGTTCGATGTATATCCAAGCGCATATGCAAATGCTTGGTTAGTTAGGACTTATAAAAAACGTGGCGGGACTTACGCATAATGGGCAAACCACAGGGCGGTCTTACAAAATGGTTCAAAGAAGATTGGCGAGATGTAAAGACTGGCAAGAAATGTGGTCGCTCTGGTAAAGAGAAAGGCAAACGTCCGTATCCAGCTTGCAGACCAGCCAAAGTTGCTGGTCGTATAAGCAAGAAAGAAGCATCTAAAAAGACAGGACCGGGTAGAGTAAACTGGTCTGTCACGGCATCAGGTAGAAAAAGATCCAGTGGACGCAAGGCAAAGTATAAGGCATAATAGCGTCAAAGGAGATGCTTTATGAATTATATTACGAGTAACATACCATATTTCAAAGCTTGGGTACGCAGAGAATATACCACCAACTTTGATCGATATCAAGGTGAATTTCTTCACGCAATGGTGATAGCCGTCACTACACTGCCCATGAAAACCTTATCGTTTCAGGTTTTGTTTACAGGGTGTGATGAAGAAGAAAACATACACGGTGGGGCAATGTGGGCACGAATGCCACTTACAGCCCTTGTAGGCGATACACCTTTTGATGAGTGGCCTACACCAATGCCCACGTATCTGGCGCAACCGTGGGACTGCCAATCACACCATCATTCGGTGTTTGTTTTGAACAGGGCGACTCCCTGTCCGTGGTTGGCTAAGATAGACGGTGACTTCTTTCCAGCAAAGTATTACTTCACAATCGACTATACGGATACTGAAGTAGCAGATGATCCAGCCCAACACAAACAAAGCCATGTGCTAGAACTGATGGATGCTGGTGAGTGGACAGGCAACATGGTTGCACTGCCCAATAATAGAGTAAGGGTAACGAACCCTGCTTGGTTTGTAACGGGCGATGGCCCACCGGACTTCACTCCTAGTCAGTGGGTTCACCATTCTAAACAAGACCCGAACTATGTAGAAGATACAGCACGGGTGTTTAACAATCTATATGCGGAGAGCGATAATGAAGAAGATGATGAAGAGTAAAGGTATGAAGCGTGGCGGTAAAATGAAAGCCAAAGGCATGGCAAAAGGCGGTAAGCGTGGTGGTGCCAAAAAAATGAGTTATGGTGGCAAGTCAAAAGCCAAAGGTATGAAGCGCGGTGGTAAGATGATGAAAGCCAAAGGCATGGCTAAAGGTGGTAAGCGTGGTGGAGCAATGACCCTTGCATCGATTCGTGCTGCAGCCAAGAAAAAAGGCTATAAGTTAGTTAAGGTGTAGTCATGGGTAGACCGGGATTATACGCCAACATAGCTGCTAAGAAACGCAGAATAAAAGCTGGTAGCGGGGAGACTATGCGCAAACCCGGAAGTAAAGGTGCACCAAGTAAAGCCAACTTCCGACGCGCAGCACAAACAGCTAGGAAAAAGTAATGGCACGTAAACGTGACAATATGCCAGCCCGTAACAAAAAGAACTTTCGTCCAACGAAAGCAGGGGCTGGTATGACTGAAGCCGGGGTTGCTGCGTACCGTCGCAAGAACCCCGGTTCTAAACTCAAGACTGCTGTAACAGGTAAAGTAAAGCCGGGGAGCAAAGATGCCAAGCGTCGTAAGTCTTTCTGTGCACGTTCTGCTGGGCAGATGAAGAAGTTTCCCAAAGCAGCAAAGAATCCTAACAGCCGCTTGCGTCAAGCAAGGAGACGATGGAAATGCTAACAGCCCTGATAGGACCAATAGCAAATATCGCAGGGACATGGCTTGAGGGCCGTGTCGAAAAGACCAAAGCAAAAGTAAAAGCAGACGTAGCCAAAGCAGAGGCAGAAGCTGTCGTTATGCAGAAGAAAGCCACTGGTGAAATAGACTGGGACTTGAAGATGGCTGATGCTTCAATATCCAGTTGGAAAGACGAGTGGCTTGTAATTTTGTTCAGCATACCCTTAATTTTAGCTTTCTGTGGAGATTGGGGTAGGCAAATAGTATCAGAAGGTTTTGCTGCTCTTGAAGCTATGCCACAGTATTATCAGTATACGTTAGGAACAATTGTAGCTGCGTCTTTTGGAACTCGCGCCGCAACTAAATTTTTTGGTAAAAAATGAGACAGTGGCTAAGAGCCATAATTGAATACAATGCTATTGCTCGTCTTACGATGATTGCAAGTATAGCGATGTCTTGGCGATGCGCTGAGTGGTTTATGAATCTTGAAGACCCCACTATGCAACAGAGTGCGTTCGTTTCAGTTATCATGGGTGTGATGACTGGTATATTTGGTATCTGGATGGGTCAAGAAAACAGAGCGAAGAAACAATGAACATAATTATCTGGGCATTGGTATTGACTGTGTGCACACCCAACGGTCAATGTTTTAACCAAACAGTGCAGTGGTTTGATAAAGAAAATGAGTGCCTTCGTTACAAACAGATATATGAGGACATTCCAAAGGATGGTTCGTGGGCATCTGTTCAGTATAAGTGTGGTATTATAGGAGCTATGCAAATATGATGTCCATGTTCAAAATGGAAAACACTGCTAATCATCCGTGGGAAGGACACAAAACTATGAAGTATAATGCGTCGCACTTCTTGGATAAGCTTATTGAACACGAGGGTATGGTTCTAACTGTGTACCAAGATACACTTGGCATAGATACCATAGGTATAGGTCGTAACCTGAAAGACAGAGGTATCAGCAAAGAAGAGCTAGACTACATGGACATACCAAACATGGATGTTATTTATGAACATGGCATAACAGAAGCTGATGCACGATATCTTGCCTTGAACGATATTAAGATTGTAGAAAACGAACTATGTAAGGTTCACAAGTGTGTAGAAGATCTGGATGCAGTTCGTCAGCTTGTGCTTATGGACATGGCCTATAATATGGGAGTCCCTCGTTTGTGCAAATTTAAAAAAATGTGGTCTGCAGTGGAAGAGCAGAAGTATGACATTGCAAGCATGGAAATGATGGATTCGCGTTGGGCAAGACAAGTAGGACGACGAGCTGTCATACTTTCAGAAGCTATGAGAACAGGAGAATTTTAAGTGTCTAGTATTTTTGAACAAACAGGGCGTATGAGCTTTGGAGAACAATTTTCTAAACTGATTGGTAAAGATGAAAAATCAAAAAAACAGTCTGTTGCTTTACCAAAGCCCTTCCCGGCAGATGCTCCCGCCCGTATGCACAAAAGTTATTACAACAACAACATAGATAATATTAGAGACATATACAAAGAGCAGGGTATGGAACTGCCTGATTACTTTGATAATGAAAATACGTATGCAGACTATCGCCGATCTCAAAAAATGTATGGCGGCAAAATTCAACCACGCGGTGCCATGCGCAGTACGGAGACAAGATAATGGGTAGATATTCACCACCACGCTCTGCACAAGATTCAGAAGAAAAGAAGCGCCGGGAAGAGGGACAAAATTATAATCGTCGTCCAACCCCTCCTCCGGTCATACACAGAAAACCTACTGTTGACATGTATAAATTTAAAAAAGACGGGTATGACTTTCACGAATTTAATACTCCTGTTAGACCAGAAACTTTTCACAAAATTACTAAAGGCAAATATAAAAAGCCAAGATCAGCCTAATGAAACCTAACCAACGAACGAGGACAACGAATGATCGCAGAAACTCTTGCAGGTATCGCGCTTGTAAAGAGCGCAGTCGATGGCATTAAATCTGCAATTGGTACAGCGAAAGACGTTGGGGAGATTGCGGGGCACATTGACAATCTCTTAACAGGTGAAAAACAAGTACAACAACAAAGAGCACGTAAATCTGGTGTTGGTCTGGGAGATCAGTTTGGTATCAAGTCCGTTGCACAAGAAGTTATAGATGCACGACTTGCACAAGAACAAGTTCAACAGATGCGGACCATGATCGATATGAGATTTGGCCCCGGCACGTGGCAAAGCATAGTGGATGAACGGGCACGACGCATACAACAGGCCAAAGAAGCTGAACGAGCAGCAAGGATTAAAGCAAGACGTGAGCAAGAGGAGTTCATGGAGAGTTTGAAACAATCAGCTTTAATTAGCTTGGTCTTAGCCGTAGCAGGGGGTTTGTTTTTTGCACTGCTTGTGTTTCTCCCAAAATAACTTGACTAAATAAAGTTTTTAGATTATAATAATTTCAGAGGGAGAAACTATGAAACAACTTGCAAAGGACGCTCTAAGGTACAGATTTGAAGGGCAAAAGAAAAGTGCTGAGTACATTGTTAAAAATTACCTCAACAACCCGGCAGCGATTGGGGAACATCCCGATTTGCTTGCGGAAATTGAAACGGCTCTTAAAGATTGGGATGAAGCGAATGGTAAATTGGAAGCGTTGGAAAGCTTTGAAGATGAAAGATATCAAGCGTTGTTTGATTAAGTATGTTGGCTGGGGTTTGTTGTATTGCGGCAAGCCCTTTAGTGCGATTGGAAACTGGTTTTGGAAAAAGCACAGAGCAGTATTAGATCGAAACGAATAATACGACATCAACCAAAAAATACGATGTATAAAAAAGACGACTTGGTTAAGGTTGCAAACTTACCCGGCGGTATGAAACGATACAAATTAAAGGCACTAAAGTAAATGGCTAGTACATATCTGCAACTTACAAATGAAGTCCTTCGTGATATGAACGAAGTTGAATTAACTTCTGCTACGTTTGCCTCCTCTCGTGGTGTTCAAACAACTGTAAAAGATTACATCAATCGTGCAATATCTGACATTATAAATTCTGATTTGAATTGGCCTTTTACTCATGCAAAGGGTTCTATAGATGTGATTGCAGGAAAGTCTCTCTACAGCCATGCTTCAATAGCATCTACACTCAAGTATGTAGACTATGATAATATGTTCTTGCAACCAAAAAATTATATTACTAACGGAACATATGAGGTGGACGGATCTTCAAGTATAGCAGGATGGACAACAGTTAGCGGTACACCTGCTGCAAGCACAAAGTTTGGTAACACTTTGTTGCTTACAAATGCAGAAGCAACACAAGAGGTATCAGATCTCATAGTGGGTAGATCATACATAATTCTCACTCAAACAAGTGGCGCAACGCTTACCTTAGAAGTTGGCACAAGTTCTGGTGCAGCGCAAACAACATCTAAGACACTTACGATAGCAAGTGGTAATGAGGTGCTGTTAGCAGAAACATCTTTCACAGCTACAGCCACAACACACTTCGTTAGTTTTACAGAGTCATCCGGTAATGCTGCTTTTGTTAAGTTGGTTGAGCTTAGTGAAAACCTTGTTCCCATACCACTAAAGTATTTATCATATGAAGAGTATACGGAGAGATTTAGAGAACGGGATTCAAAGGCTGATATAGATAAGTTCAATGATCCAGAATATGTATATACATCATACAATGATGAGATTGGCCTCACACCCATACCGGATACAAGTAACAGAACTCTTGAGTTTGATTACTACGTAACAAATACTGCCTTGTCTGCAGCAACAGACACAAGCATCATACCCACACGCTTTGAACCTGTGATAGTATCACGAGCGAAGTACTACACCTACATGTTTCGTTCCGATACACAGACAGCACAGTTTGCTTTGAAAGAATACGAAGATAGCTTGAAACGTATGCGTGTCGAGTTGCTTAACAGAAAAGATTACATGAGAGCAGTCTGATATGCCTGATTTAGAACTTCAGGGTGTTTCCCCTCTATCATTTAACTGCGAGGGTGGACTTGTGTTAAACAGATCCACCTTTATTATGCAGCCCGGACAAGCCCTTGAGTTGGAAAACTTTGAACCGGATGTTGGTGGCGGGTACAAGCGTTTGCTTGGTTTTAGACCTCTTGTAAATCAAATTGTACCTGAAACAAACGTTTCATCAGAGGCTGTGCTTTTATCAACCAAGTTTAGTAACTTTGTACTAGCGGCTAGAGGCGAAAAGATATTTAGCTCTGGTTCGACAGAACTATCAATAAAAATAGTTTCTACCACAGCCATGACAGGGGCAGGAACCATTACGGTAAACAGTACAGCAGGTTTTAGTAACAGTGGCACAATTCAAATAAATTCAGAAATATTCACATACACTGGTAAATCTGCAGGTGCATTCACAGGCGTAACAAGGGCGACGGGCGGCACAACAGCAGCTAATCATGCAGTTACAGATGTAGTTTCTGAAACATGGACAGTTAGAGACACAGGAAGAACCAACGCCGCACGATACAATTTTGAAAAGTATAACTTTGATGGCAATGATAAGATAATCGTAGTTGATCAAACAAATGCCCCTACGATATTCAACGCATCATTAACGGCAAGCGATGTAAGCGACAGTTCTGTATCTGGGGCAAAGCACGTGGTTGCCTTTAAAAATCACATGTTCTATTCAGGCATGTCATCCACGCCACAAGAAGTAGTATTTAGTGAGCCATTTAACGAGGATGGCTTCAACTCTGGCAGTGGTGCAGGAAGCATTAAGGTTGACGACACAGTCGTTGGACTAAAAGTTTTCCGTGATAATTTGTTTATCTTTTGTGAAAACAGAATATTTAAGATGGGTGGTAGTTCATCATCTGACTTTGCTATCGTGCCTGTCACAAGAAACATCGGTTGCATAAACGGGTTTAGTATTCTTGAATTTGCAGGTGACTTGGTTTTCTTGGGTCCAGACGGTCTGCGCACAGTTGCTGGTACTGCTCGTATTGGTGACGTTGAGTTGGGCACCATAAGCACTAACGTACAGCAGTTGTTTAGAGAGAATCTTGACGACGCGGATGCGTTTGTTTCTTTAGTCATACCTGATAAAACACAATACAGAATATTCTTTTCAAAAACTACGGGCACAGCTAGTGCAACTATAGGTGTGATTGCAGTGATGAAGGGACAGGCGTTTGAGTTTTCTACGATGAAAGGCATACGCCCTGCCTGTGCTGACACCGTTATTGAAGATGGTGATGTTGTTGTTTTGCACGGCGGTTTTGACGGGTTTGTTTACAGGCAGGAGAAAGGCAACACGTTTGACGGCACACTCATAAATGCAAAGTATAGAAGCCCAGATTTAAGCATGGGTGATCCGGGTGTTCGCAAACACATGCAGCGTGTTAATGTAAACTATGCACCAGAATCTACCATCGATGCTGACTTATTTGTTCGATACGATTATGAATCAAACACATCGACAAGACCTGCTGCATACCCTTTAGATAGTACGAATGTTGCAGGTATCTATGGCACATCAATATACGGTAGTGCTGTGTACGGTGGACCTTCACAGCCTATCGTTAGAAAAGCAGTGGAGGGTTCAGGGTTTGCAGTTGCTTTACGAGTAGAAGACGGGGCAACCGCCACAGCCCCTTATACTCTAAAAGGGTTTCAATTAGAATTTCAAGTGGGAGCGAGAAGGTAAATGGGCGCAAATTATACACGGCAGTCCACATATACTGACGGTGATACGATCAGTGCTGCCGATACCAACGATGAATTTGACCAACTGCTTGCGGCGTTTGCAGCAAACACAGGACATACCCACGATGGTACGACAGGTGAAGGTGGACCAATTACATCTCTGTTTACAAATGCAGTAACGTTTGGAACCGGAGCAGACACTGATATATCTGTAACGTTCGATGCAAATAGCAACGACGGTGTTATCACATGGATGGAAGATGAAGATTACTTCCAGTTCTCAGATGAAATATTGATGACCACGACAGAAAAGATTCTGTTTCGTGACACGGCACTATCCATAAATTCATCTACTGACGGGCAGCTTGATATTGATGCCGATACAGAAGTTGAGATTACTGCGCCTCTTGTTGAGATGTCTGCAGATGCAACAGTGGGGGATGACTTTACATTGAAGTCTGATGCCGCTGTTCTTGGTTTTGGGGCAGATACAGACGTAACTTTGACGCACGTTGCTGACACAGCCCTGTTATTGAATAGTTCCCGGCAACTACAGTTTGGTGACAGTGGTACGTATATCCATCAATCAGCCGATGGTGTGCTTGATCTTGTGTCCGATACAGAGATAGAGATCAACGCTACGACAATCGACATGAATGGTGCAGCAGAACTATCAGGCAACCTGACTCTTGGTGCCCAACTACGTATGCCGGACAATACAGCCAGCAAATTGCTTATTGCGGATGGTACCAGCTATGAAGAAAAAGCAGTAGGAGACTTATCTGAAATATCCACTGTAGCAAATGATGATGTATTTCTTGCTGTAGATACATCTGGTGGTGGTCTTAAAAAGATTCAACGAAGCACCATAGTTGCAGGGCTTGCAACATCAGGAGCGATAGGCAACGTGGTTGAGGATACATCTCCTCAACTTGGCGGTGACTTGGACATGAATGGTCAAGATATCGTGACTACATCAAATGCTGATATTGAACTTGCCCCCAATGGCACGGGTAAAGTTGTAGTCAAGGGTAATACTAATCCGGGCACTGTAGTTTTCAACTGTGAAGCAAACACTCATGGTCAGACTGTCAAGGCCCAGCCACACTCCGCATCAGTTACGAACGTGCTAACTCTTCCACCGGGCGGAGATCAAGAAATTGTTGGTACAACAGCCACTCAAACTTTAACCAATAAAACTATTAATGCCAGTCAACTTTCTGGCACAGTCGCCAATGCACGGCTTGATGCACAACTGCAGGATGTAGCTGGTCTTGCTGTTACGGATGGTGGTTTTATTGTTGGTGATGGTTCAAACTTTGTGCTTGAGACAGGTTCCACCGCACGTGCATCTATCGGAGCAGACAACGCAAGCAATATTAGTTCAGGAACATTAGCCGCTGCTAGAATGGCCGCTGCACAAACAGCTATCACATCTCTGCTTGCAACAGATATTAAGATTGGTGAAGATGACGAAACCAAGATTGATTTTGAAACTGCAGATGAAATACATTTCTATGCTGCAAATGCTGAACAAGTATTTGTATCGGATGGCGTGTTTGGTCCACAGACAGATAGTGATGTTGACTTAGGCACAACAGGTGCAAGGTTTAAAGACGCTTTTGTTGACAGTGTGACTGTTACGGGAGATGTGGCTGTAGGTGATGATGTCACAGTGGCAGGTAGGGCATCTGGGCACGTGACTACAGATAACGATGGCAGCTTTGATTTATCAGTCGGCAACGATTTCAAATGCACACCTAGTGGTAACTTTACCCTTACATTTACAAATGCGACCGCTGGACAATCTGGAAATATATTATTAATTAACAGTGGGGGTCATACTGTATCAGCACATGCTGACGTAGCAATCAACGCTACTGCTTTAACAGCACTCACAACGGCTGGCACATATCATCTTGGTTATTACTGTAGCGCATCATCAGGCAATAATACTATAGCCGTGTCCGCATCAGGAGCTTTGACTTAATGAGTTTAATTAAATCCAATCTTGGTGGATTAGGTGGTTCTGGTGCACCGGGTGGTGCATTGGGAGCGTTTTTTGATCATACCTTAGACAGTTCCTTGCGCTTTGATACTGATGATAGCCCAAAATTGTTTCTAGATCCCACTGGCTCACCGACCACAGGAACTAAATGCACTATTTCATTATGGTTTAAGCGTAGTAGTTTGGGTTCATCCCAAGCTCTTTTCACTGGTGAAGCAGGTTCTGTTGCTTACGACATTCTAAATATCGGTAGCAATGACAAAATTCAATTAACAATGCAAAACCCAAGCTCTTATGGACTTGGTACAGTTGGGGTTTTTAGGGATGTTAGTGCTTGGTATCACTTGGTTGTAGAATGTGATACCACATTAGGCACAGCGGCAGATAGATTTAAGATGTACGTCAACGGTGAGCAGCAAACTTTATCAAGCATCTATGGTAATTATCCACAGGATCATAGTTGGTATTGGAGCAGGTCCGGTTCTAGTCAAAATATTGGCAGGTCAGAATATAACACGCAACAATTTAATGGACTCATTAGTGAGTTTTATTTTATTGACGGTATAGCCCATAATGCTGACACGTTCGGCGAAACGAAGGACGGGGTGTGGGTTCCAAAAGATCCCGGAAGTTTGACTTTTGGGAATAATGGCTTTTACTTGCCCATGTCGCAAACTAAAGACGCAGGGTTTTCTACACATTTTCCTGACGATAATTCTGATTATATAACTCATTCTGACTCTACGGCCTATGACATTGGTAGCAGTGATGATTTTACCGTAGAGTTTTTCTTTAACACTGATGATGTTGGTGGGTCTGGCACTGGTGGTTATGGTAACTTTATGGGTCACTACGCAACGTCTGGTCCACATTTTTTAATTGGTTATGATTTTAGAAGCACGACTAGACTAATATATTGGTACACAGGAAATGGTGCTGCTTTTCAATGGGATGTTAGTGGTGACGTTACACTCGTTAAAAATAAATGGCACCATATGGTCTTTCAAAGAGACGGTACAACGCTGAGAGCGTATATAGATGGAACTCGTTTAACTAGCATATCAGATGCCGCTGGAAATACTGGATATTCTGTTTCAAGTGGTAAATCCACTAATTTCAATAAAGCATATGATCTAAGTCAAATTCAACTTGCTGATGTTACAACCGTTGGTGGTGATGGTTTTGATGGTTTTCTCAGTAATGTAAGATTTGTTATAGGCAATACTGTATATGCTGATGATGACAATGATATAACAGTACCCACTACTACGTTGACAGCAATAACAGGCACTAAATTATTGACCTGTCACAATGCTACTGTTGGTGACGATGCTAGTAGCGAAAACAACGATGGCACTGTGACTGGTGCAGCAGTCGCATCCACTGTAAATCCGTTTGGCACTTTTAATTTTTTTCAAGACGCGTCAGGCAACAATAATCATTTTTCAATTTCAAATCTAGATGATACAGATGTTGGGCCGGACAGCCCCACTAATAGTTTTGCATATGTCAACCCTCTTGACGTTAATACATCAAGCGCTTGGACACCAAAAAATAATAATACAAAAATACAATCAAGCGCTAATAACAAACAAATCAGAGGCAACTTTTTGATGCAATCTGGTAAATGGTATTGGGAAACAAGACGACACAACGCAAATAATTCTGACGCACAACTCTCTAATGCCGTAGGGATATCTTTGGCAAGTGGCAATATTGAACTTAACCCATATCAAAGCGCAGCTAATTACTCTTACTATTCTTACAATGGAAATAAATATAATAACAATACAAGTTCAAGTTACGGAGACTCATGGAACACGGCAGGGGATATAGTCGGTGTTGCATTTGATGCTGACAACGGCGCGATTTGGTTTAGTAAAAATGGCACTTGGCAAAACTCTGCAACAGCATCAGAGATAGCGGCAGGTACAACAACTAATGCTGCATATACTGGGTTGACTGATTCAGAAGGGTATGTGTGTGTCTGGTGGCGTACAGGCGGAACTAATGCAGTAGAGATGGATATAAATTTTGGCACGAATCCATCATTCAACCAAGAGTTAACTGGTAGTGATATTGGCACTGAATCTGGTAGTGGTAATGCGCTTTTTAAATATGCACCTCCAACTGGGTTCAAAGCGTTAGTAACGTCTAATATGCCCGACGTAACAATCGGCCCCGGACAAAGTAAACAAGCAGACAATTTCTTTGAAACTATACTTTACACGGGTGATACTGCAGAACAACACATTGGTGCAGGTGGCATACAGCACCCACAAGATACTATTAATATAACTAATAGTTTACGTTTTGAGGCAGGAAGCAGTGCTTATCTAAGCAGAACGCAGGGATCATCACCTACAGACATAGGTAAATGGACTGTAAATTTTTGGTTGAAACGCACCAACGCCCTAGCCGCAACTGATGACTACGATACTGTTTTTGGTGTGGATGGACCGGGTAATACTGCCTTTGCTTTTCTTGGGGGTAAAATATATCTTTTTGTAAACTACGATAGTGGTGGTAATCAAGCTAGGTTAATTACTAATAGAGAATTTATAAACCCTTCAACATTTTATAATTTTCACGTTACCTTTGATCGCACCGCTTCAACCGCCTCAGAAAGACTTAGGTTATACGTAAACGGTGTTGAAGAAACTAGTTTTTCCACTGATGAAAGAAGCAACATTGCAAGCAATTCAAGCTCTGGATGGAATGTTGGCGGTTTATCTGCTGCTATAAATAGACGTTCTGGTGGGCAAGATTCAAGATACCATAACGGTTATATAGCACAATTTTACAATATAGATGGTGCCGTTGTTGCTCCAACAGAATTTGCTCAAGTGGGTTCTAGTGGTCACTGGATACCTAAAACTTACACAGGTTCATATGGTAGTAATGGTTGGTTGCTTGAATTTAAACAAACAGGTACAGGTTCCGGCGCAACTAACACGGTTGGGGCAGATACAAGTGGCAATACCAATCATTGGGATAGTTCGGGTATAGCTGCAGAAGATGTAACTATTGACAGCCCCACACAAAACTTTTCTGTAATGAACCCAAATAGATATAGCGGGATAGGAAATTTTTCAGAAGGTAATTTAAAAGTATCCACGACAACAAATAATAGAGGAGTGTATGGCACTATAGCTGTGCCATCAAGCGGTAAATGGTATTACGAAGTTCGTGTTGATTCTTATTCTAGTGGCGGTGGTGCATATTTAGGGTGGGGTACTGACATTACTTTAGGAGATAACGAATATACCACCACTAAAGGAGTTACATTTTCTACGTATAATGAATCAGTTGTATTAGATAATAGTACTCAATCTGGCGGTTATGGCTCAACTGGCAACAACGCAGCATCAAACGGAGATGTGTATTCAGTCCTATTAGATGTTGATAACGGTTTGTTCTACTACGCTAAAAACGGCACATATTTTAATAGTGCAAACCCATCTAATGGCACGGGTGGCCTAGACGTTTCTCGTAGTATTGCGGACGCTAACACTGAAATTCGTCCAGTTCTTTCAAGGGGTGGCTCATACAATGAACAGTATTTATTTAATTTTGGACAAGACCCATCTTTTAATGGGGGAGAGACAGCACCCGGTACAGATAAAACAGATGCAAATGGCGTAGGTAAATTTTTATATGATGTGCCGACGGGTTTTCTTGCATTGATGGACGACAACATCCCACAAGAAGGCATAGAATCACCTGATTGGGTTTGGATAAAAGCTAGGAGTAGTACAACAAGTCATAATGTATTTGATAGTGTAAGAGGTGTGGGCAATGCATTATTTCCCGATGGTTCAGGTGCAGAATCTGCGACTACAAATAGACTTCTGTCTTTTGATGGTCAAGGTTTTACAATAGGTGATGATACTAATGTTAATAACTCAACAGTTACTTATGCAGCTTTTACTTGGAAAGCTGGTGGCGCACCCACAGTAGATAATTCTGCTGCTGCTAATGCAGAGCCAACGGCAGGTTCAGCTAAAATAGATGGTTCTAATCAGAGTGGTGCATTCTCTGGCTCTCCGTCAATAGCTATAAAAAGACTTTCGGCAAGCACTACTGCAGGATTTTCTATAGTGAAATGGACAGGCACAGGGTCGGCAGGAACAATTCCTCATGGTTTAGGAGCAGCCCCAGAATTTTACACGGTTAAAAATTTAACTGATGCCAGCACAAATTGGCAATCTTATCACCGTGGAATAGCATCTGATGCAGAAACAGATTACATATACTTAAATAGCACTGCTGGCGCAGATGACTCTGATGATTGGAATGATACCGCACCCACTGCTAATGTGTTCTCCGTAAAAACTCACAACCAAGTAAATGAAACTGGTGACAATTACATAGCGTATTTATTCACTCCGATTGAGGGCTTCAGTAAGTTTGGTTCATATACGGGCAACTCAAATTCAAGTGGCACGTATGTTTACACAGGGTTTCGGCCAGCTTGGGTTCTGATAAAGTCCACCAGTTCAGGTACAAGCTGGTGCATTTTTGACAATAAACGATTGGGATTTAATGTTGATAATAACCTGCTACGAATTGCCGCCGCCACAGAACAAACAGATGACGATGTAGACTTTGTTAGTAACGGGCTAAAATTTCGTAGATCATCTACTAACTTTAATAATAGTTCACATACATACATTTATCTCGCTTTTGCCGAAGCCCCATTTGCATTTGCTAATGCACGATAGGAGAAACTAATGCCGTGGAAACTTGAACATAAGATCATTAGAGCAGGACAAGCATGGACTGGTCTTGATGGCACTCAGCATCCTAAAGTATGGATGAGATATACGGATGCTGAAAAGAAAGCATTTGGTTTAAGATGGGAAGATCCGCCAGCATCAGAAGCTCCATACGACAATAGATTCTATTGGGGCAGAGAAATTGATGGAACTTTGATTCCAAAAAGTCTTACAGATGTAAATGAAGTGGATTCAAATGGTAACCCAGTAAACGGTCCAGATGGTAATCAAATCGTAACACCCGGTCTAAAAACTACATGGGTTGCACAGACAAAGCGCACGGCAAACGACAAGCTTTCAGTGCATGACTGGTACATAGTTCGTAACGCAGAAAAGTCCACAGCGATACCCAGTTCTATAACTACGTATAGAGATGCCGTCCGTGCCAAGTGTGCAGAAATAGAGGCAGCTTTGAACGGTGCAGCAAACTTAACAGAATTTATGGCTCTGTTTGAAGATACAACAGATAGTGATGGTAACGTCACGGCTGTAGCAAAAATAAACGACTGGCCTGATGAGATATAATACTTGCTTTTTTAAGCAAAATACTGTAATATAAATAGGAACTATATGACATGGCAGCACTCACAACCGATCAAGACGTTCAACAGGCAGTAGGTGAACTTGCGGCTGGAACAGGGGGAACTACCTCAGTTCAGCAGGTCAATCCTGTTCTTCAGAATGTACAGCCAAGTGAAATACAAGGCACGGCGGG